ATGCGATCCACGCAGGATAGAAACACCTTCTCAGTCTCGTGACGCCACCCCATACGACCCATCCACCCAGTGTATTCCGAATACAGGTCATCCACGAATACACCCCCAGCAAAAGCGTCATGCTCCCACTTCCAGACCAGAAACTGCACCCAGTGCTCCATGCCACGCGATGCCTGCATACGTAGCTCGTCGGTTGATGGAGGCCGATTGCCACGCCAACGCTCGCCACCGCAGCACTTAGATAGGTCCACGCTCATGAGGTCATACAGCATGCGCGATAGACCACCTCCTTCAGCACTCATGGTCTCGTACATCTGATCCCAGAAGGTGAAATCACCCTGTCGCCCACTTTTGGTACGCAGGATCAGGAACCGTCGCTCTTGCCGGCCGACAGGAACCACCCAATCGTTGTTCGATGCTATACCATACCCTGTGCAGTTATCAACCTCGAAAGCATCCTTACCCTTGATCTCGATGACTCGTTTGTCCTCAGAGATCATGACCTTCAGAATACCCTCGTTAGTCTTGTCGCCACCCCAGACCGCTTCGTCGGCCAGCACTAGAACCTTATCCATCAGGTGGGCGTTGAAGTTACCCATCAACTGTCGAGGGTTGGTCACGGTCATGTAGTGCTTGCCGAACAGACGCCCCAATATCTTAAAGACTGATGATTTACCATCCCCACGCTCGCCGATGAGCACCACAGCGCTCTCAGGCACCTCCCAGGGTCTCTGGACACGATGGGCCATCCAGCCAATGAGCCAGTCATATACCTTCTGATCGCCACCACAGACGTCGTCCATTAAATGACGATGGTATATCTCCCAGCCGCAGCCCCAGGTTCCCTCGGTAGGCGCCACAGCGAAGCCTCGCCAGAGATTGTACTCCCCGCTATCAGCACGACACTCCTTACCTGGCTTAAATACCACCCCACCCAGGTACTCACGCCGGTCCTTATGCGCCAGCCAGAACCTGTCTGCGGTCACATCCCGACCTCTATGACCGACCATGCGGTTAGCCCAGAGCAGGTTGAACGATGATTTGTCCATGAACTCGACCGCTGACTCACGTTCACGCATGATCGCAACACCGCCACCACGAAGAGAGACCACAGCATATGTAGCATTTATCTCCTCAAGGATGTCACCCCCGCCCAGCTCAAGCCATTCAACGATACGCTCGAATCCCTGGACTCCCAGGCCACCCCCGCTACATAACTCGCGAAGGCGCTTTAAGCCAGGCACCCTTCCGCCGCTCTCGAGCTCGTGCCGAAGTCGCTCAGCTTTGAGTCGCTTGATTGCTTCTTCATCGCCACTCTCCGACAGTATCGGTTCAAGGAATGCATCGATATCATGGTCATCCCAATCTCCTCGGACCATTGAGCCCACGAGGCAGACGGCCAGCTCGTCGCGACCACCACTCTGCCAATCGCGAAACAGTAAAGATGCCGCTGCCAGGTTATTAACGCAACGAAGGAGATCAGGACCTTCTACTTCCCTAATCTCCTCTTCATTCATCCACTCGATATCTTCACCCGACACCGGATGCACGCTACCCGGACCCATCGTCTGTCCGCTGGCCCTAAGCTCAAGCAACACCGATTTTTCGTCTCGTTTGTCCCACTGGTAACGCTTGGACGCCGACTTATCACCCTTACCACCCAGCTGCTTATACAGGTAGTGAGTGCAGTTGCCGCCACGACCGAACCTTGCGGTCTCGGGCAGATAGTAATGAGCTAGCTGACGAGACTCTGTGCTGTCCAGGTCGATGTCACAGAGGTCGCCCCACTGGGGTCCAAGACGTATGCCAAAGTTTATCTTCTCGCCGGCCGAATCTTCCCAGGACCAGACTTTCTTCTGAGCCTCATCATCCGTTATCTTCTGCCAACCTTCATATCCAGGTGACTTTCCGTGCAGTAACGGAATCACCGATTTCACACCCCGATTGTATAGCCTTGTTATCTGTGGTGGAACTTTATGCAGCTTTTTGATCGCCATCGTTAGTACCTAGTCTTCCGCAGGTTTTTAGTACCTCAAGATCACGCTCATTGAGCACGATCCCCCAACCACACTTCTGACCCAGATTCTTCTTTTTAATCCATCGCGACACCCAGTTGTACTTGACGCCCAGCTGGTTCGCGGCTTCTCCCACGCTAATCATAGAGACTCCGGTTATTATTCGAGGAATCACTATTTTAACCCAGAAGTTATCTTGCAGGAAACTTTATGTATTATAATGTTACCTTTACTGGGGATAAACATGATAATCGTGGAAGGAATTGATAATTCGGGTAAAAGTAGTTTGATCAACCAGCTCAGTGAACACTTCAAATTGCCATATGCGCACGCGCATCGTTCAACCGCACTCACGCAGGACAGCATCCACCGTTGGCAGAACTGGGCGTCTGCCTGCCCGAAAACTTTGATTTTGGATCGCCACCCCGCCATATCCGACCTAGTGTATGGCCCTATCATTCGAGGCGGTACCGCATCCACTCCAGAGCTCGCTCAGTCCGCCCGACGAAACAACTTCCTGGTCTTCTGCTGCCCTAGCTTCCAGACGATTCTTGCCACTTATGAGGATCGCGAGCAGATGGAAGGTACTCACCAGAATCTTAAGAAGCTATACGAGGCTTACCAGGATCTAATGCTCGAGCTGGAGCCCGATTACGTATATGATTTCACCAACCCGAGGGCATACCCTGCGCTCATCCGAAACCTGCAATCCGCTTTAGGGAGAATGTAATCACCATGCTGCACAAAATATTCGATTTCCAGAAGAGTCTTATAGCCAAGATTCGTCCCGTGGAACAGTCACTGGGATATACCCCACCCCAGTTTCCACTAGATTTCGCCCAGCGGGACGAGCAAGACTGGTTCCGGATGACCTCCTGGTACCTGGTGGAGGAGATAACTGAAGCCATGGCCGCCAAGCCAGATACCTACGCGGAAGAGCTAGCTGACGCTCTGCACTTCGCCGTCGAACTCTGTATCCTGGCGGGCGTGACACCCGATCAAATGACTGTCAAGTTTCAACTGGACTTGTTTGAGTCCGACCCATATCATCACACCCTGCCTGATGTGGTTAAGGCCATCGGCCTGGCCAATCAGCAGCTGAAGCATAAACCCTGGAAGCGCAACCCTCAGGACCCCAAAATCCCCCAGTGCCAAGCTTATACCGCTGACGCTCTATTCAAGCTGATCAACCACGCGCTGATCAATGGTATAGATATCTATGCAGAGTACTTCAAGAAGCATGCAGAGAATGAGACCAGAGTGGCGACGGGTTACTGACATATAATGTACTGTCACTAACCCACTGGGAGAAACAAATGTACCCCACGCTGTATGAAATGCTCACTCGAGCTCGAGTACTCTACGACGAGCCTCGCTCACCGTTTATCTGCGACTGCATCACTCTGGTCGAGGATGAGATCCATCACAATCTCGATTACCCCATCACTCGTCCTCTGCTTGATTTCGTTAAGCAAGATATCAAATACGCTTATTCTGTAGATAAGCTTCTGTTTCCTCGGTGCTCGGGACACTATGAGCTTGACCAGCCACAGCGGAAAGAGTGCCGTGAGTACAGAGAAGGCCTCTGGCAGCGACTGTTTGATGAATTCGCGGATCGCTAACATGATACGTAAAATCCTTCTCTGGTTTCAGATTCGAGCCCTCGAGGCTATGATTGATGGACGGGATTCCATTCGTCATCTGATCACCGACCCGCTTACCTGTGCTAACATGTCCCTGGCTCAGCATCGTGCTCACCAGAAATTACTTCGTCTCAAGAGGAACTATTATGGCCACCGCTAAACCCGAAATCACCCGAATTATCGCCGCGGGACTAAGAGCTACCCTTAACCCTGAAGAACAGGCTCTGGTTGATCAGTGCGTCAAGAACCTGAAGAGCGTGATCTCAGTGGTTGAGCCCCGTCTCGCGCTGATCGCTTACATGAACTTCTCCTGTGATCTGACCGACCAGCTGAATTAATACTGTTTCGCCAGCCAGCATTAGATCTTTTGAGACTGGTTTGTCTTGGAATACAACCCTATCCCAACCCGCTGGCTGGCACCTTTTTAGGAGAGTAAGATGATCCGACTTCGCTATAAGCAAACCGAACCGCATCAACACGACTGGCAGTATACGAAGCGCAGTGGAAGCTGGCTTCAGTGTGTTCTCTGCGGTAAATATGAGTGGGAGAAATAAGATGCTTGACTTGGAAAAGCTGAAGCAGGCTGTGCTTACTTTTATGCAAGCAAAAAATGACGACGAAGAGGCATTTACTTGCTACTTGGCCACGCTAAATGTGCATGTAATTCTCAAGCTGATCGAGCAGAACAAGGCGCTTGAGGCTAAGTATGAGCGGCTGAAACCAAGGCATGAAGCGTACGTAAAAATGCTTGGCGAGCTGCTTGCTGTTCTCCACGCAGATGGTGGGCATTATCAATACGAGCATGGTACAGAAAAGGCGGTAGCCGATGCCATTACCAAATACTACGAGCTCGTTAAGCAGCTTGACGAGTACAAAAGGCAGTCACAGAACGAGGCAGAGATAAAGCAGCTTGAGATTGCGCTACGCATCAAAACCGAAGAGCATCAGTGCTGCGCAGAGGACTTAATTTCGTTGAGCAAGAGCGAGCAAGATGGGTGGAAGGAAGCTGCGATTGCATGGGAGGTATGCACCTCGATCCACGAAAAGTGGGCAAAGGGGAAAGATACGCTGTACTCGACCCGACACGCTGACTTTGAAAAGCACGCTGACGATGCACGGCGGAAACTACCGCCTAACGCCGCCTTAACGCGACGCCCGTAAGGGCGGTCGCCGTTGAAGGCACAGTTATACGTGGAGGAAGAGATGAAAGTACGAGAACTGATTGAATGGCTGAAAGCATTTGAAGACCAGGATGCAGACGTTTTTGTGGTGGAGCACGAGTCTGGGCGCGGCTATTACGACCAGGGCGGGAATGCTTGCGAGACAGAGTTCGACCCTGAGCAGCATGCGGAATACACAGACATGAGGGGAAACCCGCACGTTCCATCCGGCGCTCCGTACGAAAACAAACGGTCGCTGCTGCTTGGAGCCATGAACGTATAACGCACTAGCTAACGCGCCGGCCAGCACTGGCGATTGAACAAGGACGATGCTTGCGGCCGGTCGCGTTGACCGCCGTGTTAGGCATAACCGCAACGAAGGAGGACTGGATGAGCGCACAACAAGACTACTGGCAAGAGTGCATCAGCATCGCAGCGGAAGAGTGCGAACTGAAGCTGACGCCCGAGCAACTGGCCTACTTGGCCGAGGCGGTAGAGGGGGGCCACGAACACTACGGGCAGGCGTTCTACTCTCCGCCAGCGAGCGATAGGCTGGACGACATTGAACGCGAGTGGAAAGCGAAGCTGAAGGCGCAGCAGGATGAGCACGAGCGCTACATGCGTAATGCCGAAACCGCCGTTAAACAGGCGCTGCGCGTGCACTGTGACGACCAAGTGACAATTGGTAGCTACGGCGAGGTTTTGCGGCATGGTGGGCGCACTGAGCGTATCCAGTGATGCCGAACGCGAAATAGGCCGCCTACAAGACGCAAAACATCGCGTCAATCGGCTGCTGGCACCTATTTAGGAGAATGAGATGATCGAAAAGTACAAAGCGCTTGAGGCTGAGAATGCGCGGCTGAAAGACTTAAACGTTGAGCTAACTGCAAAATGCAACTGGTACAACAGCGATGGAGCTAGATTGGAACGAGAACGCGACGAACTCAAGCGCCAGCTTGCCGAGTACAAGGCAGAAAATGAACGGCTTAATACTGTGCCAATGAAATATCGGCGCATGGCGTTTAATGCTCAACTCCAGAAGGAGAATGAAGACCTTCAATTCCGTAATGATAGGCTAGTGCAGGACTTCGCTGATGTAACGGAAGCGAACGACGCTCTCAGACGTATCCATGCAGAGAATATTGAAATCTTCACCCGCCAGCTTGCCGAGCACAAGGTTGATGCTGCAAAGTGGCGAGCGCATCAAAAGCGCAAGCAAGAAGTAATTGCAGCCGGAATGGGTAGAAAGATTCTGCGCGATCTTGAAACGCACGACGCTTTGCCCGCATTCTATAAAGAAATGAAGAAAGGAACCACAGAATGATCGAACTAACTTCTGCTTACAAACAATTAGGTGACGGTAAGTTTCTACTAAACCCCCGTCATATTATCCACGTAAATCGGTGTGAAAATCACGCCCATTCACAATATGAAAATACGAATAGCTTCGTCGAATACATCGGAGCCGGGGAGACACAACAAGTATATGTTCAGGAAACCTACGAACAAATAAAGGAGATGTTGAAATGACAATGCCGACATTTAAGCCAGTGGCTATGCGAAGCATAGTTCTTAACAGAGCAAATAAACTTGCTGCAAACAGTAATTTCTATATTGATGATTTTGAAGCTCATAAGATGGGAAACCTAGTTCAAGCGATCTTTGAAACTATTGAATCCCAACTCCAACAAGCATATGAAGCTGGCTTGCGGGATGCTGTGCCTGAGTGGATTAGTGTTGAAGAGCGGTTACCTGTTCTGCACAATGGCTACAGTGAGGATTGTTTAGTAATTACTAACTTTGGTAATAGGCTCATTAGCCGCTATGACTCTTACTCAAAATTTTGGATTCTATACCAGTGTGAAGACCACATTGTGACCCACTGGATGTCACTACCAGCCGCACCGAAAGGAGAGAAGGAGTGATGTCTGATAAACAAGTCAACGGAATGTTTGACGTTAGCCAAGAACTAAATGCTGGATATGCCTTCACCAAAGCACAGATAGCTGAACTCGAATTCTTGCGTAAAGAGAACGCTGATCTGAAAGAACAGATCACACAACTTAGGGCGTCTTGTGTTTCTGGTTTCTATTACGAGCGCATTCCACAATTCAGTCAGGGATTCCCTAATCATGAAGGGCTTGAGCTTGTTACTGCTAACGAAGTACAAGCATATGTGGATAAGATTGAAGAACTCAAGCGCCAGCTTGCTGAATCCGGCGAGTGGATTCCAGAACTAGGAGATTAAGATGGATAAACAAACCTTTAAACAAATTGCTGAAAAACTTAGAAAGCTTGAATGGCTTGAATGCGTGCATTCAACATTTATAGAGGATACAAAAGCAAATAAAAGTCTCAGGGCAGAGTATAGGCTTACCTGCGAGCTACGTGTATTATGCGAAAAAGAGGGGGAAATAAACAATGACCACTGAACGCGAATCCCTCCGCGCGCAGGCAGCCCGCATTAGAAGTCTTGAGGACTCTCTTCATCGCATTGTAAGAGAATGTAAAGCATCAAGTACGCAGACCACTCGAATTAAACGGATAGAGGCGAGAGCCGATGCTGCCTTGAATGGCAGAGATGTTTCTTTCTTGTCTGTAAAGGATAAGCGAGTTGATCAAGTAGCTTACATTAACCAACTGTCCCTTCAAAATCGTCTTAAGGAGGAAACCATAGCAGAGCAAGCCGCGCAGATTGAGATGCTTCGTGGTGTGTTAACTAATATGCAACGTGCTGGAAGAAAGCGAGGTTGGCAACAAAGCTATGAGTCCGAGATGGATGCTTGCGCCGAAGCCCTCGCCATCCCCACAGACAGCAAGCAGGTACTTTCCGACTGGCTTGACTCAGTGCTGGGAGAACCTATTGATTGGTCTCACCACTGTTCAGACAATAACGACCAAGAATTTTACTGTGTTGATTACGAGCCAAATAACGGCATGTCGGTACATCGCGGGGATGTTCCACTATTCAAGAAACCGGAGATTCTGAAATGACCACTGAACTAGAATCCCTGCGCAAAGAGAACGCTGCGCTGCTGGTGGCGATGGTTGCTAAGGATGCTACGCTGGAAAAGATAGCCTGCGTTGGTAATGGAAATTCTCACGGGAACAGTATTGGTAACTGCATGGCTATCGAAGCACTCGCTATACTTCCCTCCCCCGAACTGTTGGAAGCTAGAGATAGAAAGCGTGATGCGAAGTTGCTTCGTGCTTGCGTTGACTCTGAATGCTGTCCTAAAGACTTTAAAAACATCATGCAGGCGATAGCTAATCAGCGTGAATCTGGTGAATGGCTTCCAGAACTAGGAGAGTGAGATGAGCAGCGCAAAGAAACGCCGAGACTTGAACCGGGCGATTGAAGAACACAAAACAGCAAAACTTAGTGCTCAGTTTGCTATGTCAAATCACACCATGCTAAATATTGCAGAGTCTATATTGGCTAAAAATAACGAATCCCTCCGCACACAGATCGCAGAGCAAGCCGCGCAGATTGAGATGCTTCGTAATGCGCTGCAATACCTTTTGACTGAAAAAATCGACTACATGGTGTCAAACAATCTTGGTAATCCTTCAGCAGAACATGGAACGATACTTGCTAGCAAAGCACTCTCCATCACACCAAGCCAAGCACTAGCAGACTTTGCTGCGAAAGTGCGGAAGCAGTGTGCTGTTATTTGTGACGGATTGCAGCATCAGCGAAACAAGTACATCGAAGAAGATGGAGCAGAAGGAAAGCCCTTTGTTCCAAGAGATTGCGCAGAAGCCATCAGGAACCTAAAGGAACTGCCATGATTCTCACAGATGAAGAACTTGCCCTCGCGTACAGGGCTGTACTGAACCAAAGTATCAGACCACAAGACAAATCGGTAATTTTTAAATACGCCCGAGCAATCGAAGCCGCAATCCTAACCAAGCTGAACAGCGCGGAGCCTGTGTTCATTGTGTTTGATGGCCCACCTGATCACATTTCTCCACGTTTTGTTGAGGTGGAAACGTCAGTGGGTTTTTCAGTGAAAGCTGGGGAATGGAACCCTTATGGTGATTACTGGAAGCTTGGACCGTTCTTTACCACTCCGCAACCAGATCGCACAGCAGAGCTAGAGGCTGCGCTGCGTGAGGCTAGAGACACTCTGCAACACTATCTGCATGGGGGAAGTAGCTATCGGAAGCCCGCTGATGCCACGATCGCTACAATCAGTTGCTGAAGGGCATATACGGATGAGTCCTTTCTAAGGGATTGAGATGCTGGACAAAAATAACCCGTTAGTGTATAATACAAACGTATTACATATTAAGGAGTTTCTTGTGATATTGGACCCCTCTATACTTCCATATGTCTCTCATGTATCCACCTTATCTAACAGCGGATACATGAGGGTAATGATCAGGAACCATCCGTTCATACCACAGAAGTACCATTTGGCCCATCGGGCCACCTGGTGGAACCACACAGGGGAGGATCCTCAAGGATTGGTGATTCACCATAAAGATGGAAACCGCTGCAATAACCTCTTAAGCAACCTAGAAAGCCAGGGGATTTCACAACATCAGAGGGAAGCTAATCAGGGGAAGCCCAAAAGTAATGGACCGAAGTTGATGGGCAATCGGAATGCTAGAAGGTTTTCAGATGAAGAATATTCCCAAATTCAATCTCTTAAGGGTATAATACCAATAGATCAAATCCAGTCCCGGTACCGTATCAGCCGGACGATGGTCTATAAAATCTGGAGAAAGGTAGGAACCCAAAATTAATATATTCATACTAGATACCAACCCCACACTGGCAGCACAATATCAAGCTGACAAACATGTGGTTAAGATGTGTTTAGAAACCGCCCAGATCCTCAGTACCATTTGCGGTGGCCCTTACAAGCCAACGCACATGAACCACCCCTGTGTGTTATGGGCTGGCCTCAATCGCATCAACTTCGGCTGGCTTAAGCGACATGGCCTAGCACTCTGCGCCGAGTACACCGAACGATATGGTAAAGTTCATAAGTGCCAGTCAGTCATCGAGCAGTGTAAAGTACCACGAGCCCTGCCCATTGGCATCTCAGAATTTGTTCAGTGCATGCCTGATCAATTCAAAGACAAAGATCCTGTAGTAGCCTATCGTAAATACTACCATTCTAAACAGTTCGCGGCTTGGAACAAGAGCCGCCCAGCACCTTATTGGTGGGGAGAGTACCATGATTGTATGTCCTAAGATTTCCGTCTGGGTTACTAACGAATACCAAGACCCCAAAGAGCTTGCTAACCTAATTCCTGAGGAAGCCGCCAGTTGCACCACACTGTATGCAAGTGACATGTCGGAACACGGCTGGGTTTTGGTTGGTGAGGCCAAAGTGGAGATCACTCTGATGAGTGAGGAGCAGCTGCTTCAGTCCCGGATCGAAGCGCTACGTACTCAGAAGGCAAAGTTCCAAGCTGAGGCCACAAATAAGCTGGAAGATTATGACCATCGCATCCAACAGCTCTTGGCTCTTCCGGCCCCCTTCGAGGAATATAATGACCCCTCCTGAGACTAACAGGTATAGAGAGTATACCGCGAAGGGCGGCGGACCCAGTTCCTCGGGTTTCCCCCTACTGGTAATATGCAGCCGCTGCAAACAGCCAGCCAGCGCCTCTTTATGTACCTCTAAAAGGGTATATAAAGGGGGTTTTTGGGTTACCAAGCGTGTATGCGCTAAATGCCAGGGAGTAGCTAATGAGCAAAAATGATATAACCGGAGACCGTCTGGTAAGTAAAGTCTCTAATGATAAGTTCGCTGAGGGTCATGACCGCATCTGGGGCCAGAAGCAGCGAGTCATTTGTTACTGGGCTGATGGTATCTGGTGTGATCTGCTAGAGCTACCATTCTACACCCACAGGTCAGATGATGTGGCTCAGCTCACGGTACCATTCGAGTGGAATGATGAGCAGGTTGAAAATCGGGTGAAAGACGCATGCTCCCAAGGATGATGAATCCTACCATGCAAAAGCTTAAGGCTGAGTTCCATTCAGGGGCTCAGCTTACTTTTCATGATGTGGAAGCTCGATGCTTTATCGACGCCAGGAATGCCAGAGAGTATCTCAAGCTACTTCATACCAGTGAAGAGATACGGGTAATCTCCTGGCGACGGGATAGCCCTCAGGGTCCGTGGGTAGCGGTGTATGTCTGGGGTCCTGGCGAAGATGCCATTAAGCCCCACATACAAACAACCGCTGAACGTAAGCGCAAACGCCGGTTAGCCCAGGAAGTACGTGAAAGGGAGGATGCTCGAAGACGTAGCAAACGCACGATGAAGTCAGTAGAATCCATCAAATCAGTAGTTTCATTTATGTTAGGAATTAAGCATGTTGGTTGACCTTTGTCGTCATGTCGTCACGCAACCCGGTATCTATACGGGTGTCCGCAAAGTTGTCCAGGGGGTAAGCTGGGAGCTGGATGCCCTGCCCGAGGTTGACCTAGCTCAGTTGGGATACAGGGGCGGGAAAGTGTCCCAGCTGATGCGGAACTACTTCAATCAGGCCGAAGTGGACGCTGCCAGGGTAAAACTTGCGGCCCGCAGGAAATCACCCCACACCTCTGTGGCCCTCAATACCATAGGCCAGGCGAAAGACCCCACGAAAAGTCAAGGTCACTGCATCCGTTCCTTAATCATTACTCAGACCCCTAAGTGGACCGAGGTGGATGTGGTTTACAGGTCTACTGAGATTATACAGAAGCACACCGCTGATCATGTGCTGATACCCATGATACTTGAACAATTAGGATTAGCCCATACACCCCGAACTTATCGATTCTACTTTGCTAACATTTTCATCACGGCCCTTTTCGCCCCTATACTGTTTCAGCATACCGACGCTATTGAGTTCTATGAACACATAAAGAAACATGATCCAAGATACTATCGTACATTCTTGAATGCAACAGCGAAATTCTTCGAGAAGGAGTGTAGGTACCAGTATCGTCATAGGGTTAAAATGTGGGGTATAGCCCAGGAAAAGCTGGACTGTAAAGCGCTGGCTGACTACTGCTCTGCAAACGGGGCCAGCTTCAATGACGAAGGCATAGGAGAAGACGATGGCGACGGAGAATGAACTTCAATTCGAAAACCAGCAGCTTAGGGATGAGATTCATACCCTGAAGCTCAAGCTACTAGACCAGCTTGCTATAGCAGCACTAACCTCGGGTCGTTATGGTTATACCAATATCTATGACATCGCTCAGAAATGCCTCAACGAAAGGAAGCGGTATGTCTGATCGGAAACACTGCAAAGACTGCGTGCACATCTCTGTAAAAGGCCCAACGGGATACTATACCTGTGAGTTCCCCGTCCCGCACTGGGCGCTTCCCGCTCAGCTGGTGGATCCCGAGAGAGCCATTACCTGTCCCACGTTCAGCCAGAAAATGACGGTGGTTCACGTCTCTCCCGCTATCGATGAGAAGTGCAATCACCAGTGGCCGGATGAGGCTGATGGCCAGACTGACATGAACGGGCGCTGCACTAAATGTGGGCTCTCTTTTCAACGCTACATTCATAGCTGCTGCCAATGAGACCATTTGAATCCATTGCTCAGGACATCACCAAGCGTATGCTAGTGGCGCCTACGGTCGAAGGGGCTCGTTGGCAATCCGTCAAAGCTCCTCAACCCATGTTGGAGTTGTTAAACTACTCCTTTACCTACGATCTCCCCACTGAAGATTTGGAGTTCTATCGTGATCAGATTCATCCAAACCTCCCTTGGGCTGACGCTCACTTTACTCAGGAGCGTGTATCTGGTGATCCTATTAACCCTGGTCAGACATGGCGCATATGGCCGTACTCCAATTCCGCGGATACTCATCGACGTTCTGGAGAGAAAGATCCCCAGTTCGATCATTCGTATGCTGAAAGGTATTGGCCTAAGGCTGCGGGAACAACCCCGAACGGGGTACTTCATCCGACTCTATAGCCCCTCATAAGGGCGTTCGTTTCCACTACGGAGACTTAGATGACCTCGTCACTATTCTGGCCAACGAACCGACCACTAGGCAAGCCTACCTGCCGGTCTGGTTCCCTGAGGACCTGGGAGCCGCCGTTCAGGAGAAGCGCGTTCCCTGTTCCCTGGGCTACCACTTTATTATGCGAGAGAATAAACTCCATTGCGTTTACTATCTACGCTCCTGCGACTTCGTGCGTCATTTTAGGGATGACGTATATCTTACCCTTAGACTTCAGCTATGGGTTCTTCAGCAGTGCCGTTTGGCCAGGCCGGAAATGGACTGGGACAACGTGGCTCCAGGGACACTTACCATGCACATCACATCCCTTCATTGCTTCACAACCGATCGAGTGGCATTAAAATGAATGAATTTTTCGTAACCTATGGGTTCGGGTCGCATCTGGAGAGATGCTATTCTCGAGTACCCGCCGATACCATACATCAGGCTTGGGACAAGATCTTCGAGGTCACTGGGGGAAAGCATGCTTTCATCTACACCGAGGAGCAATTCAAAGGCCAGCCTGAGAAGTATGACCTGAGGGAAGTAGCCCTTCAACCGCAAATTCACTTGGATGACGTAGAATGAAACCATTGATCATATATCACGCAAACTGTACCGACGGTTTCGGTGCCGCTTACTGTGCCTGGCTAAAGTTCGGTGATGAAGCCGAGTACTTACCCCTGGATTATGGTGTGAAGATCCTAGATGAGGTTGAAGTAATCAATCGTGATGTCTATATCCTGGACTTCAGCTTTGATGCCTTAGTCACGGGAGAGATCATCGAACTTGCAGACCACGTCACTTGGCTTGATCACCATAAGACTGCTTTCGAGGCCTGGTGTGAGGAGGAACGCCAGTTATATCTGGATGAAACCGAATACACCCACATTGTCCTGGACAACAACAAATCCGGCACCATGCTCGCCTGGGAATACTTCAGTGGCGGTCAGCCCGCCCCAGACTGGGTGAGATGGATCGACGACCGTGACCGTTGGCAGTTTAAGCTTCCTGACAGCAAGGCGTTCCATGCCGGCATGGCCGCTCGCAAGCCCTGGACCTTTGAGCAGTGGAGGGACATCATCCAGGTGGGCCTGGAGACGTCTTACTGGCCGGTAGTGGACGAGGGACATATGCTTCTCGGTGCACAGGAAGCCCAGGTCAAGTCCAGTGCTAAGCATGCCCGTAAGTGCCGGATAACCATACACACTGAGCAGTATGGATGGACCGGCGAGCCAGGTCTCGTGGTCAATACTAATGTCCATATGTCGGAGGTGGGACATGAACTTGCCAATCAATCGGGTTCTTATGGCCTTGTCTGGTATCTGGGATCTGACAACATGGCCAAAGTATCTCTCAGGTCCAATGGAGATTACGACGTATCGGCCATCGCCAAACAGTTCGGTGGTGGAGGTCATAAGAACGCCGCGGGCTTCTCGTTGCCCATTACCACGTTACTGGAGTGGCTAAGATGAGTATTCGAATTACCCGGGATGAGCAGATGATGCTCCATGCTCTGGTCACCTCCCTTCGCTCCACCTGTGGACGTAAGGCCGTAGGGGCCATCATCGCTAAAGAGGGCCGTATCATTAGCTCGGGATATGCTGGTCCGCCCGCGGGCTTTCCTCACTGTACTCAGGCTTGTAAAGTAGCCTCCAGTGCCATGGGAACGGGCTGCCAGCGAACGGTGCATGCTGAACAGAATGCCGTAGCCTATGCAGCTCGTCATGGCATCTCCACCGAGGGGGCTGTCCTGTACTGCACCGATAGCCCCTGCCTACCCTGTGCTAAACAGCTAATCAACACCGGGCTAATTGGGGTAAAATACCTGAGGCCTTATCGTGATACCTCGGGTATCGAAATCCTACTCTCCGCGGGAATACCATGCGAAATCCAAACTGTACCCTCTGTAGTCTTTCAGAATCTTCATCAACTGTTTGTCTCTATGGGAACGGGTCTGCCGCTAGCTCTGGAGTAATGATCATTGGGGATGCCCCAAGTGCCACTAACATCAACCGTGGTGAATACCTTACCGGGGGTCCTGGGAAGATCCTTATTTCAGAGCTTGATCGAGTTGGAATCAAGGACTATTACGCCACTGGAGTCGTCAAGTGCCAGCCCCCGGACGGTAAGAAGGTGGAGCCCTCTGAGTGTAAGGCCTGTGCGGGCTATATACAGGATGAGATCAAAGAACAAAAACCGAAGTATGTTCTCGTCATGGGAGCGACCGCGGCTAAGTCAGTAGTCAAAGCGGCTAACCTTTCCAGCGTCGCGGGTAAGTTCATTGAGAAGGATGGAGTGATCTATGTCCCCTGCTACTCTCCCGCCTATGTACTTCGCGACCCCAGTAAAGAGCCCGAGTTCAAGCGGATCATCAAGCGGTTTGGTGACCTGGTCAAGGGCGTAGCTGAAATCGAGTGGGAGGAGCCCAGGGTACGCATCATCGACCGTTCAAACCTGGACGAGTTCATGCAAGCCTTCCCACATGAACCCGAATTCGTATGCGACTTGGAAACTTCGGGTTTGGACTGGTATAACCCGGACAGTTACATAAACTGCGTGGGCGTATACCTGCCTAAATCACAGGGTTGCTGGGTCCTACCCATACGAAAAGCCCCGACTTTGCCAGCGGATGCTCAGCGTAAGCTACTACACTGGATGTCCGAGCAGCATGTCCCGGTAACCAACCAGAACTGGAAGTTCGACAGTCTCTGGCTGTATATGAAAATGGGCGTCTCCTTCTACAACAAGGACGACACCATGCTCATGCACTACAACCTGGATGAGAACACTCCGCATGGGCTGAAGGAGAATTCCAGGTTGTTCCTGAACGCTCCGGACTATGACCTTACCACGGCTGAGAAAAAGGGCGCAGTGGAAGCCATGAAGCTGTTCGTATACTGCGGCCGGGACTGCTATCGTACCTATCGTCTGGCCAAGCTGTTCCGTCGCATGCTCATGCAGGATGCTGAGACCCGCAATATCTATGAGCATCTAACTATGCCTGCCTCACGCATGTATGAGGTCATCGAGCGAGAGGGTCATCACGTTAACCTGAAGCGACGAGCTGAGGTACGTGAGCAGCTGGTGCTGTTATTGGATACCGTAGAGAAAAAGCTGAATGATATGGCGGGGGCTACTGTAAATTGGAATAGCCCTAAACAGGTCAATGAGATCCTTTACGGGACGTTGGGGCTGACTCCCCGGGTATTTACTGATAAGGGCGCCCCGTCCAGTGGGGAAGCCGCATTGGCTGAACTCGATGGACATCCCGTGGTCAGAATGCTCACTGACTACCGCTCTCACCAGAAAATGCTTTCCACTTATGTGGATGGCTGGGAAGAGTATATGGTTGGATCTTCCCTGTTCCTGGGCACCAAGCTGCATGGTACGGTCACTGGGCGATACTCCTCGCGTCTTCACCAGGTACCACGGGATGGCATCATTCGTAACCTGATTGAGGCCCCAGAGGGCTGGACCTTTATCCAGGGTGACCTCTCTCAGGCTGAGCTTCGTATTGCGGCTATCGTATCAGGGGATGAGGAGCTCATACGTTGCTACAACGAGGGGATTGACGTCCACTGGCGAACCTGTGTTGGTATGCTCAAGATGGGTGGATCTAATGAGAATCTTCTGTTAGCTCGTGACACAGTGGAGAAGGATCGTGGGGACTGTGATGGGATGAGCATGGTGGCCATCCTTGATTACCTGGAGGAGATGGGACATGATAGGGCCATCGAACTGAACAAGCCCTGGAAGGAAAAGCGGAAGCAGGCTAAGGCTGTGAATTTTGGATTTCTCTATTCGATGGGGGCTAAGAAGTTCACTGAATACGCAAAGCTGAAGTATGACTGGGAGGTATCGCTACAGGAAGCCGAGGACATTAAGCAGGCCTTTTTCTCCACTTATTCAGCCCTCCCCATCTGGCATGATAGGCAGAAGACCTTCGTAAAGATGGATGGGTTCGTTAGAAGCCTCATCGGTCGCAAACGCCGGCTTCCTGGCATATGGTCTCCAGACCGTATGGTGAAAGCCGAATGCGAGCGTCAAGCCATCAATTCACCCGTTCAGGGTTGCATTGGTGACTTGAAAGTCATGGCCATGTTGGATATATTCTACAACCTTCAAGTGCCCGACAGTGGAGCTAAACTCAGGGTGCGTGGGGAGGTGCATGACTCCATCCTTATGTGGGTCAAAACAGAGTTCCTGGATGAGATGCTCCCCCAGATCAAAGCCCGAATGGAGCATCCCGAGCTGCTGGATCACTGGGGTATCTCTCTGCCAGTACCCATCGTGGCCGACCTGGAAGTCGGAACATGGGGGGCCGGCCGCACTTGGAAGGGTGAGAAATATAATGGATGACTTTTGGAGGAGGATAGAGATTCGTGGTTTAGATGATTGCAATGATTCGGCTATAACGCTATCTCAGTACTATAATGTAAGTGTAGTACTTATCCACTTAATCAAGAAACACAAATCTTGGAGCCATTTACATGCTTAAACTATTCAATCAGATCTCTGAACAGGGATCACCAGAAGTAAAGCTTAACCTTCTGAAGGCCTACCCCTACCAGTCTGAACTTCGGGAGGTTCTTCGTCTAGCTACCGACCCCTTCATCACCTTTGGCATTACATCAGTTGAGGGTGAGCCAAAGGGGCTGGCCGATACCTTCAAAATCCTGAGTCGCTGCGCTGAACGTCAGGTGACTGGCAATGAGGCTAAGCGGCTGCTAGGTGAAGCCTGCCTGGACGTCGAGGACCAGGAGCTCATTACTCGAGTCCTGCGTAAGGATCTACGCTGTGGTGTGGGTCCTCAGCTGGTGCTGAAAGCCTACCCAGGGCTGATTCGACAGTTCAAGGTCATGCGAGCTCACAAGTATGATGTGGCCAAATCCCGTACCTCTTATGCCGTGGAGCCCAAATACGATGGGCTACGCTGTGTAGCGATTGTGGAGTCAGGGGTAGTTCTGCTACTCTCCCGTAATGGTCTGCCATTCACTTCCTCTGACCATCTGAAGGAGCAGATTCTGGAGCTTACCAAAGGCCTCGGGGACTGTGTCATTGACGGAGAGCTGATCTCGGGTAACTTCAATGAGTCCAGCTCTGCTGTTCGTCGCAAAGAGCAACAGAATGAGAATACCAACTATCATCTGTTCGATGTCATGGGCATGGATGAGTGGAATAACCCGCTTAGGCCCTACTACCAGCGCCGGCAGGATCTGGAGAGCCTATTTCCCCGGGATACCGAGTTCAAGAATCTAAAGCTCGTTCCCTCCTTCCGTGTCGAAACTGATGAGGAGGTGATGAACCTATACAACCGCTTCCTGGACACCGGGTATGAGGGAGCGATCGTCAAGAACGTGAAAGGCCTGTATCGTAAGGGTAAGCATCGGGATTGGCTGAAGCTGAAGGAGATCAATGATGTGGATCTCTTGGTCAAGGACGTCATCCAGGGTGAAGGCAAGTACTATGGTATGCTTGGAGCAGTTATCGTTTACTTCAAGGGCAAGCGAGTGAGCATCGGTACGGGCTTCTCCGATGAGGAACGTGAGATGTTCTGGGCCGATCCGAACCTGATTCGTGGGAAGGTCATCGAAATCCATTACCACCAGATCACGCCGGAGGGATCTCTACGCCACCCACGTTTCCACTGCGTTCGAGAAGACAAGAGCTAATCATGGGAGAGATGGCCGACTACCTGAATGATAGCATGATGGATGCCTATCCGAAGTGGTACCGAAAGGGTTCCACTCGTCGGGCATCTTCTCCAGTCTGCAAGTATTGTGGGATGAAGGGGCTCAAGTGGAAGCAACTGGATTCCGGATGGAGGCTGGTGATCCCGGCTACCGAAGTTCTTCATATCTGCAAGCAATACGTCCCGAAGACACAAGGAGCTGAGAATGACGACCAAGATTTCTAAGGTACCCCAGGGACAGGTTGAGAAGGCCATGGGTATGGCTCTTCAGAGCTTCTTTCGGGGCATGAGCTACAACCTGGGCCGGGAAGTCGGTCGACTCATTATTCAGCGAAGTCGAAGGCTAATCGAGAAGAAGGTCCCCTGACACTCGCTGTATCCCTTATAATTGATTTGTCGGCACTGATTACCGACTTCGGTTACAACCACTTTCAGGGAGATTCAAATGTCTGACCTCATCCTCCCCTCAGCAGTTTACTCTGAGACTCACTCCCCCAAGATGAGTGAGAAGTACGTTCACATCAAGACCGCTGACGTACTCTCCCGCTTCCAGGACATGGGCTGGCAGGTGGCTTCATTCAACGCTGCCAAACACTCCAAGACCCCGCAGTTCGCACGCCATGCTCTTCGCCTGCGTCACAAAGACTTTCTGGACATCAACGTGGAGGGTGTCACTCCCGAGATCATTGTGCTGAACTCACACAATGGCTCCTGGGCGCTGCGTATGGCTCTGGGTATGTTCCGAATGGTCTGCTCCAATGGTATGGTCGCCGGTTCCCTCTGGGAGGGCGTCTCGCTGAAGCACTACAACATCAAGAACCTGGAAGAACAGATCACCGCGGTTACGGGCCGAATGGATGAACTTACCCACAAGCTCTCGGGTACGGTCAAGGACTGGATGGAAGTTGAGGTTCCATTCAAAGAGCAAGTGGACTTCGCTAACAAAGCCATGGCCATCCGCTGGGGTGATAAGACCCCGGTAACGGCTGAGCAGCTGCTGCTGACTCGTCGGGACGCTGACAAGGGATCTGACCTCTGGCGGGTTTTCAACCGTGTCCAAGAGAACTTGACTCAAGGAGGTTTCTCGGGGGTCACTTCCAACAATCGTACTCTTAACATCAAGCCAGTGAAGAACGTCAAGCGGGATTTTAAGTTCAACTCTGAGCTGTTCGACCTGGCCTCCACTTACGCTACTCAGGAGCACTAATATGAGCCAACTGGTCTATCGAGGGTCCGTTACTGGTCTCTCGTTCCATAAATATGGACAGCATGTCAACCGTATCATAGTCGGAACAACTCTTCAGCTTCTGAAGATTAAAAATGAACATGATGATTATGCCATCGGGGTCTTTCTCCCCAATCCCGGAGATACCCAAATAGGTTGGATACCCAAGGGACTGAATCGGGAGATTCATAGCTTACTCAGCCAGGGGGAAACACTGAACTGTACGGTGACGAAACATAATGTCACTGGGGATTTCTCCACTCGTCTTTATGTCAATGTCTATCAGGATGAAGAAGATGAAGTCGAAGAATGGATTCAGCCTTATAATGTCAAAACCAAAACTGCCGCACCTGTTATCGCTACCAAAAAGGAAATCATCATGTCATCCAAGTTGAACACCGTTATCGACTCCAACAAATCCGCCGCCACTGTCGCCGCTTATCAAGAAGCCGGTCGTCTGGCTAACAAGAAGGCCAAGGAAGTACTGGCTAAGAAAGCCCCGTTGATGGTCCGCGGTTACGTGGACACCACGATCGGTGGCCTGGTGATCGCTAACCTGGCTATGCTGGCCCAGCAACAGTTCCGTCCGGATGATGCCCGTCTGGTGAAGCTGACCCGGGCCATGCAGGTTCAGGCCTATCAGGAGCTGATCCAGTCCTTCGACATCGAAAGCTTCATCGACGAGCTGATGGAAAACAACACGGTTAAGCGTGCTCTGGCCAAGCTGGACGCTGAGGAGTAATATCATGGAAGTAGATTACTTCAGCCAGTCTAAGGTGAAAACCTGGAGACGCTGCCAAAAGTCTTATGACTACAAATATGAGCAGGGTCTTCAGCGTAAGACCTCCCCTGTCGCTCTGCTTCGTGGAACCACTCTGCATGCTATGCTGGAAGCCCAGATCAAGGGGACTGACTGGCGTGAGCCCCTGGCTACCTACAAAGAGGTGTATGACACCCTTTGGGGCGAGGAAGCCGAAGACTATCCCCGCCCTGAAGAGCTGGAATCCACCATCATTCGTTACAACAAGCATTGGGCCAAGGATGGGCTGGATTATGGTGGCCGAGCAGAAATCGAGCTGCTGGCTGAGTACAAGGGCATGAAGTTCAAAGGTATCATCGACGCCCTGCCTGATGATCAGCACGGCCGACGCTGGCTGGATGACCATAAGACCCATAAGATCCTGCCAGACGAGCACACACGCTTCTCTGACATCCAGACGGTCCTGTACTACTGGGGTATGCGGGAAAACGGGGAGCACGTGGATGGCATCCTATGGGATTACCTACGGACTAAGCCGCCCACAGCTCCTGAACTCCTGAAGAATGGTCAGCTAAGTAAGCGGAAGAACATTGACTGCGATGCCGATACCTACATGGCCTCCATCGTGGCCCATGGGCTCAACCCCGCTAACTACGCTGACATGCTAGCTCTGACCGCTAAGAATACCTTCTTCAAGCGTGTCTATCTTCCAAAGCCCTCAGAGACGCTGATCACCGAGGTAGTGGAGGACTTCTTCGGCACCGCTCGGGAAATGCTCAATCATGATGGTAAGCGCTTCTGCAGGAACATGACCAGAGACTGCAAATCCTGCAGTTACTACCAGCTCTGCTCGGCTGAGGTTCGTGGATTGGACGGATCTTTCATCAAGAAGCAGTTATTTACCATCCGGCCTGCTTAGGGTATAATTGCTGTTCGGACGACCCGACCGAATCTTCGGGTCATTCACTCACTAAGTGAGAGGAGAAGTAAATGTCTGTTTTGGATCGTATTACCTCGGTGAAAGCCCTGCCGAAGGTCCTGTCCATGCTGGTATATGGACGCTCTGGAACTGGTAAGACCACCTTCGGTGCGTCATTCCCCACCCCGGCACTCCTGATTGACATCCGGGAGAAAGGTACTGATAGCATTGCTGACCGTGATGGGGTTGATGTAGTATCGGTCAACACCTGGTCAGAAGTGGAGGAAGTCTTCTGGTATCTCAAAAAGGAGAAGAAGTACAAATCGGTGATCTTGGATCAAATTTCCTCCCTCCAGGATTTGTGTATGGAGCACGCCATGGTGGAAGAGGGAAAAGAGATTATGTCCCAGCGTCTTTGGGGTGTGGTTTCCGGTATGATGAAAACCTGGCTGCTGAACTACCGTGACCTAGTTGAGGATGATATTAACGTCTTGTTCATCGCTCATGACCGTGCCAGTAAAGGTGAGTCAGGTGAGGATGACGATACCATCGACCCCCAGATTGGTGCTCGCCTGATGCCATCAGTGGCCGGAACCTTGAATGGTGCTGTCAAGGCCATCGGCAACACGTACGTTCGCGAGGTGTTCCTGGAAGACAAGTCCCGTAAGGTGGAATACTGTATGCGTATCGGTCCACATGCATATTACACTACCAAGATGAGGAACCCCTTGGGAACCACCATCCCAGACCATCTGGTTGATCCTCAGTTCTCCCAGCTAATGATGCTCATGTCAGAGGGTGAAAAGAAGCCCATTCGTAAGTCCCTGACTAAGTAGATGACATGAATCAACTTGAAAGGTTCTGGAGTAAAGTTTCAAAGGGCCCTCAATGTTGGGAGTGGATCGGTACGCTTAAACCCGAGGGTTATGGGTCTTTTAGGCTGGGGGCTTATTCTCTGGGTCTCTCCTTAGCTCATAGATTCTCTTATGAGCTACATTTTGGACCTATACCCCAGGGGATGAAAGTGCTTCATAGTTGTGACAATCGAGCTTGTGTAAATCCTTACCATCTTTTCTTGGGTACTGACTTAGATAACTCTAATGACAAAGTAAGCAAGGGGAGACAAGCTCGTGGTAGTTCAGTAAGTGGCAATAACCTCAGTGAGTCTCAGGTTCTATCAATTAGAGAAGAGACTGGAACACTTCGATCAATAGCAGCAAAATACAGTATATCCATTGGCCTGGTGAGTCTTATTAAGAGTCATAAGCGTTGGACATACTTAACCAAGGAGTAAGCAATCATGGCTGGACCGAAAAAACGTAGTGATGTAACCGTTGATTTTACGGATGTTGAGTCCGGGGGTCGTTCCGTTCCCGATGACAACTATCTGCTGGAGGTTGTCTCGGTTGAGGAGAAGGAAAGCCAGGAGGGTAATCAATACCTGGCCTGGAAGTGGAAGGTCGCTGAGGGTACCTATAAGGGCGTCACGGTGTATGACAACACCTCTCTGAAGCCCACGGCCCTCTGGCGCCTGAAGGGTCTTCTGGAGGCTATGGGTGAGGAAGTCAATGGCAAGTTCGGCCTGAACCTGGGTTCCTACAAGGGTAACAAGGTCATGTGCGTTGTGGCCAATGAAACCTACCAGGGTAAGCAGAAGCCCCGTATTACTGACTTCCTGCGTGAAGCTGCTCCTTCAGCACCCGCGGCCAGCAGTAAGGGTCCGAAGAAGGGAGCTAAGGTAACCTTCGAATACGAGGGTGAGGAAATGAGCGGTATCGTGGCCTCAGCCTCGGGGGATGTAGTGGTGGTGGAAGTTGAAGTGAACGGCTCCAAGGAAGAATGGGAACTGGCCGCTTCGGACATCACTCTGGCGTAACTCATAAGAAGCGGGAACAGCATTAAGGGGGGCTTAGGTCCCCTTTTTCATTGGGTTTAGGGTATAATTGGTTTGTACCCACTGGGAGCCACTCCAATGTCTGAACATCTCATCTTCACCGATCACAATCAACACACCTACCTGCAGTACCGCGATGCTGGTAAGACCCGTCACTTCGTCACTCTGCGCGATGGGTCTATCGACTGCATTCAGCTTTCCGCTAAGGACTTCATGCGACTCAAGAAGCATACGAAGTCGACCCCGGAACACTTCGCTGAAGTCTATCTCAAGAGCTTCCTGCCCATGTCCCGCCAGGCCCGAGTGGTTTTACGGGGTATTTTAGGGTATTCAGCAGAATCAGAGCCCACTGGGGACGCCCCTAGTTTTAGCGGGGGTACAGTGGGCCTCCAGGAATTGGCGGAAGTTAATAACTGGGAGCCTTCCAAGTGCCGAAAGTTCCTTCGTAAGCTCGTCGAGAAGCCAGGTGGCCGTTGGGAATGGTCCCCTGAAGAGGCCGAGAAGATTGTTGGTATGCTTCGGGAGTGCTTTGCAAATGAGGACGCATCATGAATAAAGACTCTGACTACCTGAAGTTCCGGGGAAAGTGTAAGGAAATGTCCGAGGCGGCTGTTCTAGCTGACCCCACACTTCGCTTAGTTCGAGGCCATTACTACTGTCCACTCTGGGGCCGTGACGAGCAGCACTGGTGGTGCGTCAAATCCGATGGAACCATCGTTGACCCCACTGCTCGACAGTTTCCTTCGAGAGGACTAGGGACCTACACTGAGTTCAATGGCATTGTTACCTGTGACCAGTGCGGCAAAGAGGTACCTGAGGCCGAGGCCAGGTTCGACAGCAACTATGCTTTCTGCTCCAGTGCCTGCAACATGAGATTCGTGGGGCTATGACCTTTCAGCTTAGACCCTACCAGCAGCTGGCGGTTGAGGCGGCCTCTTCCCATCAGGGCTATGGCCTTTTCATGCAGCAACGCACTGGCAAGACGGTCACAGCCCTGACCCTGGCTAAGCTTTGGAACTGCACTGACAACATTGTGATATGTCCGAAGAAAGCAATACCAGTATGGCGACAGGAGATTGCTCTGGTGGGCTTAGACCCCGAGCACTTTGAGATCTACAGTTTCGAGTCTTTCCGTATCAAGCAAAGAGATATCCTACGTCGAGTAGACCTGACCATCATCGACGAGAGCCACCGAATCAAGGAACGCGGTAGTCAGCAGACTAAAGCCTGTTGGAAGCTAGGCAAGCTTAGCCAGTACAGGTTGATACTGTCGGGTTCTCCTCAGGGCAACGGGATGGAGGATTATTACTCCCAGCTCAGGTTCATTCGGCCCGACCTCTTCCCCACCTGGGGTAGATTCTCTGAACGCTATCTGATCACGGGTGAGCGCTTCATCAACGGGCGTGAAGACCCATTCCCCACCATTGAGGGGTATCAGAACCAGGAAGAGTTCAAGCGGATCCTAAAGAGCATATCCTATCGCGTCACACGGGAGGAAGTGGCCACCGTTAAGACGCTAATACGTTCCAGGAAGTACCCCGTGATCCCCGGAGAGGCCTTTTCCCAGGCGTACGCTGAATTAGAAACGGCCCTAATGACGGAAATACAGGGTAACCTGGTAACGGCCCCTATGATCCTTACTAAGGCCTTGAAGTTACATCAACTCTGCGGAGGCTACCTCAAAGATGACGAAGGAACTACCCATCATGTCCACTCGGACAAGCTCGACTTCCTCTGGAGTTTACTCGATGGAGAACTCAAGGGACAATCTGTCTGTGTTGTCGCGAACTACAAAGCTGAAATGGACGCCATTGCCTTGGGCCTTAGTGAGCGTGGAATCCAATATGTCCAGATTCGAGGAAAGCATCAATATGACCCAAAAGACCGTAGTCAGATAACCCTGCTCAACCCCTCGGCGGGGGAAGCTATCAACCTGGCTCACCACCAGCACATGGTTATCTTCTCCATGAATTATTCCTACCTCAAGTGGGAGCAGTTCAAAGACCGTATCGTGCTAGTAGACACTCCAGTAGCCAAGTACTACTATCTTCTGGTCAAAGGCTCCATGGATGAAGTGGTATATGACGCCGTAGTCGAGAAGAAGAAGTTGTCCGAGGCCGTATTATCCATTTACAAGGTAGGTGTACATAGGTATAATGAAAGTTCGGTTCCAACAAACCTGTAAACAATTTCAAATCAACTCTAGGAGCAACATCATGGCTGACGAACAAATCAATTCCAACGAAATCACCCTGGCCGAAATCTGCAAGGAAATGGGCATCAAGCCGCAGGGCGCTCGTGTCAAGCTGCGCAAGAAGCTGGCTGGTGAAGAAAAGGGTGAAGGCTTCCGCTGGGTCTTCCCGATCGAGCGCAAGGACGAGATCATCGCTCTCCTGACCCCGGCTGAAAAGGCTGAAGTCGACCCAGAAGCTGAGCCGAAGCCGAAGAAGGCTCGCAAGTCCAAGAAGGCCGCCGCTGAAGTTGAAGAAGACAACGACGAGTAATCTTCAACTGGTGTAACACAGGAGGGGGCCGGTCATGCGGCCTCTTTTTTGCATCAGGAGCAAACAAGATGTCACTGGTAATCAAGCCCAGTTTTTGGGACAAAGTGGATAAGTCAAACCCCCGGGGTTGTTGGATTTGGATGGGAAGTAAGTTTGATCGTGGATATGGTCAAGTATCCCCGAGTTATAGGGTGGGTATAAAGTCCAGTCGAGCTCATAAGGTCTCCTGGGAGTTAAGTAATGGAACAATACCCGAAGGTCTACATGTGCTCCATAGGTGTGACAATAAACTTTGTGTAAATCCAAATCATCTCTTCCTCGGTACTCACCAAGATAATATGGACGACAAGGTAAGTAAAGGTAGGCAAGCTCACAATCGGGGAGAAAGGGCTGGGGGTGTAAAGCTATCATCCTCTCAAGTACTGGAGATAAGAAGCGATCCTCGAGCTCAAAAAGTGATAGCTAAAGACTATGGAATAGGTCAAATGGCCGTTTGTAGAATCAAGAGAAAAGAGACTTGGGGTCATTTATGAGTGGAGGACCAGAGACCCGATTCGGGAAACGGCTGAGGAAGAAATTGCCCCCGGGACACGACATTCGAGTGGAGAATCCAGCCTGCCCTGGGACGCCTGATCTAAACGCCTGCATCAACGGTGTGGAGTTTTGGATCGAGTTTAAACAGGTAAAGGCCATGCCCAAGCAAGATGATACTCCAGTATTCTCGGGATGCCTTCGTCCTGAACAGGTTGTCTGGCTGTATAAGCGATCTCGCGTTGGTGGTCGATGTTATATTGCGGGTTATGTTGAAGACCTAGACATAACCTATATCATACCCGGGAAACACGCCAGAGAGTTTAACGGTATGTGTCGAGCTGAGCTGGACGCTCTCACCCTTCAAGTGGAGGATCTATGGAAGCCGTAGTCTTAATTATACTGAGTTTCTTTGGTGGGATGGGTTGTTTAGCTATAATGCTAAAAATCATCCACTATACACCACAGCCCAAGAGTGATCCATTTTGGGATTGGTTCTTTGGAAGTCCCCCAGGTAAGACTCCAGAGCTGAAGCCCGTCCTAGGGGAAGAACACCGTATCAGGTTTACTTCCGACCGCGTTCCCTTAGATCCTTGGACATTCCCTGAAGTCCTTCCTGAGGATACTGATTTAAGGCCCAAGCGGTACGACCCAAGGGTGTATCACGCAGAGCGTCCTTGGCAAAATAGAAGCGCTTAGCGGGCTCAGAAGTGACCAGACCATTGAAACCCGGGGCGTGCGAAATCATGCCCTTAGCGAGCTGTAAAGGGCTACCCACTGACATCCCCGCCAGAGTGGTTAGTGTGCCCATCCCCGGGGCTGGCGGATGTGGCGAGTTAGTAACCAACGAACGGGCCATGTCTGGCATGGTGTTCAGGGTGTCGGTCATATCCCTCACGTTCTGAGACATGTATGGGTAGAGATCCTGCATAGCCCGAGGATTCTTTACCACGTCAGAGTAAAGCTGAGCCGGTTCGGAGTAACCTCGGGGGTTCATACCATAGACACCCTTACTAGCCTTACCAAATACCTTATTGGTCTGGACCCCCGGAACTACTGCATCACGCCAGAAAGTCTTGGCATCCTCAAACATCTTCTGAGCCGCTGGATTCTTGGTCCCCCAAGAGTCCACATCAGACATCAAGCTACCATACAGGTTCTTTAGCTCAGTACGAACTTTGCGATCCAGTACGGGAGCCCCAGGTGCCGCCGCATCTTTCTCAGCCCTACGGTAAGCCTTGCCAACCGCGGCCGAAAGCTGGTGTAGATCAGAGAAGGCTACCTGAGGAACCGCTTTAGGGTTGCTTAGTAGCTGGGTTAGCAGAGTGGCCGAGTCTGGGTCATACTCATTGATGCGCTGGAGAATGGGATTCTTGTCCAGCTGCATGCCTTTCTTGTTAATCGGAGTGTAATTCTGGATGATTTCACCCGCTTTGATCTGGGCATTGCGAGCCGCTACCCCGGGAAGATTATTCTGGACAATATACGAGTCCAGCTCTTCCCACAAGTTTTTACCCTGGGCCTGAAGGTTCTCACCGGCCTCGGTGATACCCTGACGAAGCTTCTCACCCTCCAGATTACGACTCTCAAAGGACTTACCAGATTTTGATGGGATGTCCTTTACTTCTCGTGCCGCGTTAGTAAAAGCTTTAGCCTGCTCTTCCACCGTACGAGCGTAGCCCGGCATGTTAGATTCGAAGGCATTGAAAGAGGAAGATGGGTCTAGTCCACCCACATTCCGGTTGACCCCTAGACGCTTGGCGGCCTCGTTGAGTCGCATGGCTTCCACGCCCTCAGGGGAATAGTTGCCTCTTACCGCCCCGATGGCCTTACCAAGACTACGCATGGGCAAAGCCATCAGTCCCGTAGTGGCACCCGCCTCGGCACCCTGCATTAGTCGAGTAGGGGCCTCCAGACCTTTGATGTCACGCTGGGTAGGAGAAGCCGCTGCGCCTCCAATAGCCGACATGATCTGTGGACCAGTTCTAGCTGGAAGGGCTCCAGCCGTAAGCATATCCACACCAAAGCTACCAGCTTTAGCCGCCCAGTTCTTCATGAGCTGCTCTTCCATCGGGGCTCTAGCGGCTTTCTCAGCGTTATACCTAGCCAGGTCCTCAGGAGTTCCAAACATCCCGATGCCCATTTCTTTGATGCCACGGGGTATGCGGTGCAGCCTCAGGCCCGCACCCGCACCAGCAAGCTCAAGATCGGACATACCCTGAGTGGTGTCTTCAGGGGGATTCGGCTGGCCTTCAGCCTCCTGACGGGCCACTATGGCTTTCTGAACCGGTGTATTGATGTAGGCGTTTAGCTCTTCATCCGACATTTCTTGAAAGTTCACTGCTGACCTCCCATCTGACTAGCGATCATCTTCAGTCTAGCCATCTCCTCACGCATCACTCGCTCCTTACGCTTGTACCAGTCGGGGCCTAACATGTTCTTGTTACCCTCAGCCAACTTGGTTCCCTCCTCGGCGATACGGATGTTGGATTTAGCCACTTCCATCATCAGTTGCATAAGCTTAATATTCCCCTCACGAGTACCTTGAAGACTCGGAGACATGGACTGAAGCAACTGATCCTCGTAGTTGGACATGGCACCGGGAAGCAGGTTGGTACCATCAGCTGATTTCATACCCAAAGCTAGTTTCTTAGCCAGAGCATCGAATACCTGGGCATCCGGGGTGCTCTTATCTACCTCAATCCCCAGACCCTTCATGGCTGAACGGAAGTCCTGGATAAAGGGTCCTAGCTTACCTTCAGGTACGTTCGGATCACTGTACATCTGAGACATTGTATTCAGAGTAGAAACCAGTTGAGAGTTCTTCCCATGAAGCTCACTTAGCAACTGACGCTCTTTGTATAGACCTTTGCCCTCGTCAGCGCCATAGCCCTCCTGCTGCTTACGGCCTCGGGGGTCAATGTAATCCATCTTGGTAGTGCTGGAGTTGACCGGGTAAAGCTTCTTTAGGGCATCCAGCTGAGCTAGACCCTGATCACGAGTATTAGGGTTTTGAGCTAAAGCCAGTGATTTCTGGAACTGCTCAGTAATCATAGCCTCAGCTTCGGGCTTCACCCCTTTAGGCAGGGACAGAGTCTGTTCCCCTGGCCCAGCCACAGGAGCCGTCGGCTTCTGAACTGTATCTTCTGTAGCCACTCCCAGGGGTGATTGCTTGATAGTTTGATTGGCGAATACCACAGCCTTATCATGCGCCTCGGGGTCATCCTCACCCGTAAGCTTGTCGAAAGCCTGGCGATAGACCTTATCCCACATGGGAGCACCACTGGCGGGAATGAGCTCACGCTCACCAGTGGACTTGTTCATGATGTACAGGTTGCCTTTGTCATCCTTAAACTGGATGAATGAGCCCGCCCCACCACGAGGAGTCAAGCCCTTAGATAGCGCAGAGATAGATGCCAGCTCTCTTAGGGACTCAGAATCCTCATTCTTAGCATCCTCATACCCCACCTTAGCCGCAGCGGTACGGCCTGACTGGAGACCCTGAGCATTGTTCTTCACCCAATCACCCCCGGCTGAAATGCCTTTATACAGAGCATTAGCCGGGGTGTTATGAGGAATGTTTCCAATCCAGTTATACAGAGAGTGCTCGGTTCCGGTGTAGCCGCCCATCGGGGGAGCCTTCAGCTCAGTCTGGTAGTCCTGTAGAGACTGTTGACGACGCTGCTGGACCTGCTGAGCCTGCTCGGGGGTCTTTACCCGAGAGAGCAGAAGCTGTTGAAGCGCCCCCGTTACATTATTGGAGGTGGCGGCTTGAGGAAGGGTAATATCATCCATGTTAGCTCCTGGTAGGAACAGCACCCTGCAGACCAGCCCAACCCAGCAGAGACTGGATGGTAGAGTCATTCAGACCAGTGTTCAGGATGGACAGGACACTACCCAGCTTCTGAAGATTGCCACCGGTGTCTACGCTACTAGTATTGATGCTGCTCGGTTGAGCTGGGCGAAGATTGCCATACATCTGACCAACCTGCGTAAGCGCTGACAGAGGATAGTTAGCCTGAGCCTGCCAGTTAGTGAAGTCCTGCTGACCAGCACCTAGACCCATCTGAGTCCAGTCTTTGTAGTTGGTATTAGCCTGATTCTGAGCGTTGAACAGCGTCTGACCCTGCTGACCCATGAGATTCTGCTGCTGATCACGGATAGCACGATTGGTGAAGTCAGCATTGCGAGTGGATCCAAACTGCCCAGCACCAGCGAACGTGCTATTGACCCCGGGGAGAATCTGCTCATTTAGGTTCTGGTTTGACAGCCGAGCCTGTTCGTTGACCACATTCTGGGTGTAGGGGTTCATGAAGTTATTCATGGTCCCCTGATTGTACTGGGCATATTGACCCAGAGCACCCTGAGTGGGGGAATCACTATACCAGTTGTTTGCTACATCATTGATGTAACCATTCTGACCCAGCAGGTCTTGGACACCCCCAGCAAACTGAGTACCCGTGTCAGTATAGTAAGCGGGGTTGTTGTAGTTGACCGTTTGACCTGGTTCGGGATAAGCTCCGGTAGCCATTATTTGGCTCCTTTCATATACTCAAGGGGTGACTTGGCTTTCGGGGGTATCTTTCCTGAAGGTGCCGAGCGTTTGTGTTTGCGAACAGCTTGACGCATCTGATCCAATTTGGCAGCCCCAGCGTTAGTATCACCATCACCCAGGGAGGAGACTATATCGGCGTCCATAACATACTCGCCCCCAGAAAGCAAAGCTTTTACAGTGTCGGCTTGACCCCCATGGGAGTATGGGTCGCTTACATGACCGCCCTTAGCGTAAGCCGCCAGGCCGCCTTCGGCTTTCTTCTTGCGACCTGAGCCCGCGGCACGTCCCACAGACCAGGCATCAGCGCCACGAAGATCACCAGCACCCGGGGTGGCGTTAACGCTCTTGTTGCGCATAGCCTCGCCGATCATAGCCATCATAGCCGCGGTATTCAGGCCAGTCTGAGCCTTAGTCAGGTTACCCTGAGCGTCCCGCTGCTGCAAAGGAAGCGTGGCAGTTTTGCTGGCTGAGGAGGTATTAGGGGAGCCCATTGAACCAAAAGAACTATTCAGCAACTTCATCAATGCACCATAATTAGGTCCACTTTCCTGAGCTCTTTCCGCCATATAGGGGTCAGTTAAGCCTTCGCCCAGAGGGGTACCTACGCCCCCTGAGTTGCTTAGCTCATCACGAGTTAGCGTCATAAACTGTTGGCTTCTGGGGTCTCCAGAGGGGGAATACATCCCGGTGATGCCAATGTCATTGGTGTAAGGGGAAGTCCCAAATGGGTTGGATTGAAAACCCCGCATCTGGCCAGTACTTGGCTGAGAGATCTGAGTGAGCTTATCTTGTAGCTGAACCTCGTCCAGAAGCTTTCCCGAGCTGTCCAGGTACATACCAGGACCAACCTGCTGGATGCCAGCGGCAGCCACGGGATCAGCCGCCATGGCGGTCTGGAGAGTGCTTTGCATTGGGGAGCTTAGGTTAGAAGCCAGCCCCTGGAGCTGATCTGGGGAATACTCAGTGCCAGCCCCGATGTCCGAGGCCATTTCTGGATCCATGGCATATAGTGCGGATAGGTCAGGCATCCCGTAGGAGTCTTGGCCAATAATACCACTCTGGGCCAGTTGGTCATATAGGTCAAAGGTGGGATTCTCATAGCCCATGGACTCATAGCCCTCGGGCATGAAAGAGCTATCACCATAGTAATCGGTGAATGAGGGGTCAAAAGTGTAGTTTGAGTCACCCTCATACATAGAGTAATCAGGTGAGGTGAATTCAGAGTCGTCCCATGCCATTTTATGACCTATATTTGCTAGATTGGTTGTATTGACCCAGCCCGCCTAATAGCGTGCCAAGCAACATGCTTACCGTTTGTTGATTTGTCGGGGTCTTTCCAGAGAGAGCTGTAGAAGCTCCCATACGACCCAACCGTTGAATGGCACTAGAGAGAGCTGGATTGAGTCCTACAGACCCCGCGCCTAGTCCAAGACCAGCACCTATTAGGGAGCTTAGAGCGCCTTTACCAAAGCCCTTAGCCGCATCTCCCCAATCTCCCGTGGTAAGGCCCTGGCCAATGGCACTACCCGCAGCCGCGCCAAGGCCCGAACCAATGGTTTTGCCCGCGGTGGCGGTAGCCGTTCCAGCGGTTCCCATACCAGCACCAATATCGCCACCCACTCCACTCAGATAAGCAGTAAGGGCGCCCTTGCCCCAGTTCTTTAGGCCCTGCTGGGCAATATCACCGCTACTCTGTCCAGTGGCTTCTTTGTTAAGTTCTGCCCACATGGACTGAGCACCAGCAGCACCGCCACCCCAAGTAAACTGCGGGAACAGTACGTCGGCTACGGTGCCAGCCATAGTCATGTTCTGCAGAGCATTCATGTTAGGGATCAGAATGTCCTGGGACTTAGTATTATAGTCATGGATGTTCCGATTTTGGAATGCCGGAATCTTAGCCAGGTCAGCTTCATTGATCATCAGCGATCCACCAGAGGTACGTCGAATCAGCTCCTTAATCTCGTCAGCATTATCTCCGTAGTCACGATAGAGCTGGTTGCCACCATACTCCGTGACCCGCTTACCAGCATATGGCGATGGGTCGAACTGATCTGGCATAATAACCGAGAGGCCACCTGACAAGTCACGGATCATCTGACCCATGAATCCCCCTCTTTTCTTCTGCTTACCCTGTTCCACGTACTGGGTATAGCCGTAGTCTCTCATGGCCTCGGGTGTAAGCTCACCCGGATCAATCTTGTAGCCCCCAACTGACCATTGTCCCGTCTTCGGATCAACAACCATGTTGAGGTCACCCCCCAGCTGAGCAATAGCCGAGGCTCCAGAGAACGTGTTATCGCCGCCGTAGTTCCCCTTCCAATTCTGTGAGTTCATCCCACCTTCGCCAGCCGCCTCATATTTCTCCATGAGGTTACGATACTGGTTGGGTCGACTCATGATCTGGTTTTCACGAGCTGCGGTAGCAGCTTCATTAGTGTCATACAGTGAGTCACCCCATCTGTACGCTTTCTTGCTAGCGGCCACGGTGTCATACTGATCAGGATCATAGCCCCAAGAGCCGTCACCCAAAACCTTAATACCAGATGCTCCGGGCTTTAGTGAAGCCCCCGGGCGATACTCCCGCTCATTCCGGCCAGCCAGAAACTGCTCCCACATCTTCTGTTCAGCCGTATTCTCGTACTTAGGGTTCCAGAACGCCGTAGGGTCATCCGGCTTCACATAGTTCGGGTCAACGTATCCAGCTTCCGTCACTTGCCCTAGCTGGTTACGGTAGGTGTTGCGAAGAATGTCATCGATGCCATAATACTTCTCCCCCAGGGACTTACCAGTGGGGTCCATCAGCTCAAAGCGGTAAGCGTCTAGTTGCTTCTTCGTGAAGCCCTCTGGCATCGCGGTGGAGGATAGCTTGCTTTCAATATCATCCAGGTTATCACGTTTCGCATAGCCCACATTGCGATTGACCGTAGACGACCCCGCAAGGTAAGGATTGACTGCAGTCTTATACTGGTCCAACCAACCAGTGCGGTCCACGGCAGAGTAGTTACCCGCGGCCTTGTTCAGATCAGCCAGAGAGGAGACACCAAATTTGTTGTATGAGCTAGGGGAGGTCAACCCCAGGTCTTGCTGGAGAACCGAAGCCAACCCCTTATCTTGGAGAGAACCAAGATTGACCCGTTGACGTGTCTCCATCTCAGCGACGCGGTTGGGGTCGCTGAAGGTATTAGTACCAGAGAAGGAATTTGCCATTGTTAGCTTCTATCCACGAGCAAAGTTTTTGTGGTACAAAGCCCGGGCTTCTTCAGCGACTAGGCAAGCCAACTCAAAGTCCTTAAAGAGTCCTTGATATCTTCCATGGGCTTTAGAGGAGACCTGAACACGCCACTTAGAGAGTCCCTGGTGAAAGCATACATTCTTAACGCCAGTCTTACTGTTTGACTGAGGAGCCCGGTTACAACTATTCTGTGAGTAAGTCGCTTTTCTAAGATTTATCCAGCGATTATCCAGGTTGTTCCCATTCTCATGGTCAATATTGCATCCCTTAGACGGCAAAGACCCCGTTACATATAAGTAGGCTAAGCAATGTGCGGGGAAGTTACTACCACTGATCCGGATGTACACCCCAGAACGTGAGATCCAACCTGCCTCATCACCCGCCATCACCCGCGAATTACGGGTGTTCAGCCAGAAAAACTTACCCACTTCTGGGTCATAACGCATCAGCTGTTTGAGCTGTTCCTGTGAGGGGTATGTTCGGCCCACTTAAAATCCCTTACGAGCGAGTGTCGCCGGGTTCGATGTGCAGGATCGTACGACCCATTTCGTAATTCCCATTTAGCGTGTTACTGGTGAAGCGAAGACGTATCTGCCTTCTCTGTTCTCGTAAATCTATTTTACCCGTAGTCGAGTCAAAAGTAAACGGCTCGCTGGTAATATCAGGACTCTGGGCGAATTCACGACCAATAACCTCCACGGTCATGTCACCTTCCATGATAAAGTCAGGTTCTATGCGTGCAAGCCGAGCCCATCGGTTAAGCCCTTTTATACCATTGGGTTGAGAACCACCCGTGGGGTAACCAAAGTCCGAGGTCTCAAACCAAGATTCGATCGCCGTCTCTTCATTCATTGTAATGGCGTTCAAACCTTTTTCGTGGATGTATGCACTGCCCAATGGAACAACGCTATCAACCATCCCACCACCGACCTGAGACAGGTTGGTTACAGTTTCACCTACACTGAACACCGTTCCCCAAGCCTCTGACACAGGCAACGGGCGAACCAGGAAGGAGGTAGCTGATTCAACAAACTGAACAAACCCCAGCTCATCCGTAGTGTTCCCGCGAAGTGTGTCTCCCGCAGAAATAGTACCCGTCGGCGCACTAATGGTCAGACGCATCAGGTCGGAAGAGTTGGTAGAAGCCCACACGGGGCGATTAAAGACTTGCGAGTAATAGCCAGCAGTACGCGACAGGTCAAAGTCGTACCAAGTCTTCAGGTTCATATTGAACACCACAGCCTTGTTGCATTCAACCGAATCACCAAAGGGGAAGAACCAAATGATCTCACCAAAGCGGGGGATCTTAGTGGCCCACACTTTCTGTCTCTGGCTGAAGTTCAGGTTGTCAAAGAAATAGTTCTTGCTAAGTTCGTTTGGTACTTCAATGACCTTGCCACCCGAGTAAGCCATGAATCTGTCAATGCCAATCCAGAAATAGTCACCGTCGTACTCGATCACCGAATTCTGTGACAAAATACTGGACTGGGCAGTAACCGTCGAAAACTTGAAGATCGCTGCGCCGCCCACATAGTCCATGCGAATCACTGAATCCAGAGACCAGAGTAGTGCAGCCGGACCCGAGGCAGAGCGTAGTGGGAGACCTTTGACTACTTTAGCTCCCGTTATGCGATCGGAGCCAGAATCGCCGCCCGTTAGCGTCTGTGGCTGGTTGATGTCTGACCACCCTACTAGGCCATCCGAGCCATAGTAGACGAGGTAAGGTGATATACAGACGATCCCACCTGACACCGAAAGTCCTGGAATGGCTGTGAAAATAGAGGTATCATTCGCTAGCCCATAATAAACAGGAGTAGGGCTAGGGTCATCAATGCTGCCGATATTATTAGTGCGATGTGCCACAATGATGGTTCCTTGGCTTCCCACAGCATCGTCATACATACTGTCCAAAGTCCAAGCGCCGTCAAAAGTGCTCCACCCCACAGGAGTTCTGTCATAGGAAGGTCCAGCTCCACCATTCTTGTCAATATTAGCTTGGTTAATACCAAACTGAGAACCACTCACGATGGAGTTGAAGTCCCCTCGTGTCCAGACCAGAATTGCTCGTGACGGCCCAGGAAGTAGGGAATTCACTTCCTGATAACCTCCCATCTTCTTAGGGCGCCCCTCTCTACGAATAAACCGACACCACTGGGCATCCACGTAGTTGTCACCATCCAGCTGAGTTCCATCGCGCTTAACCCCGGCAGGCGTGGTGATTTGAAATACTTCCTTAATCTCGGCCATCAGTATTGTTCCTCAAAGTTCATAGCGGCATAGATCGTGGCTACGCCACCCAAGCCCCGAGCAACCAGTGTCACCGTATCACGAACGTTGGCGTATGTGCGAGCAAGTATCAGCTTATCTATGGCAGCATTTATACCAACCACCCGGTTAGCTGCCGTTGCTGCTGCCTCATAACCACACTGGATAACCGTGCCCCCAGTGTAGGCTGTGGCTGCTACATCAAACTCCACACCCGAGTACGTTGCATCCACATTAGTGTAAGCCGGACCAGTCAGAGTTGCCGCATTCCAGATCAGTTCCCAGTAGATGGCTTGATTAGCCACGCTCATTATCAGGCTGTTGATATGGACGTGGCCACGGTAGGTGATACCATTGAAGGTGTCACGTAGTCTTAGAGTAAGGACCGGGGTGAGCGTGGCAGCATTGGGGAGGCTGATGGAGGTGCCTTTATTGGCTGCGCAGAAGGAGTATCCACCTTCGTCCTGCACACCGCCCTCTGACTCAAGCGCCATGCAGATGCACTCAAGAGAGATTATTGAGCCTGTTCCACCTACGTTAAATACCTCATAACGCAAGGGCAGGTTCGCCGTCCGCATGTACACCACGGACAAGAAGTTAGCATTCAGTATCTCATGTACGTAGATGATTCCACTGCCACCCTGTACACCAAACCGAACTCGACCAACGCCCAGCCACTGAAGGTCAATAATAAAGATCTGAGCCTTAGTGAAATCAATTACTTCACCAGAAGAACCAGAACCATTCAGCTTGTCAATGTTCCAGTTGCTCTGGTAAGTGCGCGTGTCTACGACCGAGCCACTTGTGTTGGTGCGAACACAGACAAAGTAACCAGTGGAGTCACGACCGAAGAATACTCCGTTACTGTCGTCATAATAACCCAGACGAGCCACTGCTGTACCCGAGGGAGTTCCACTCTTAGCTAGCACGCCAGTCATCTTAACCAATTGAGACTTACCGGGCTGATACCGCCAATACACCTTGCTCTGACGCATAGCTCGGTTATTGGCCGTCGTAGCAAAGGTGCTTAAAGTCGTGCTGTTAGTAGCCGTGGAATGAACCGCTGTAGCTGTGCCCGCCACGACATTCTCGACTACCAGTGGCCCCGAAGAGTATTCCTGTTGAGAGTCAAATATGGTAGCAGAGTTTGACACCCGTAGTCGGCCGAACGCATCAAGGTTGGGGCCGTCACGAAACGCCATCTGATCAAGAGGGAGATAACTCATATTGGTCGCCAATCGGTGTCAAAGGCTTTAAAGCGAATAGCTGCATTGCCTGAGGAAATAGTCACAGGGTTCAGTTGGTTAAGTATGGTGTCTGTTCCCTGAGCGCTCACAATAATCACATTCTCTGGAAACTTTTTCAGCAGCTCTATTTCCAGTCCCTGCTTGGCTATTGGCAGGGTGATTAGGACGTTTCCCGCTGAGGTATCAATGACAGAAAAGTCTTCGATACCCGTAAGAACAGTGTTGGAAGTAAGCGCACGCCGGCTCGCAACGGCATGAAGCCCTTGAAGAAGGGCTTGTGTTGCTCGTTGGTCATAGAGATGAAAATGCTCTTGGCAATCCCCTCCACCTGTTAGTGCGGCTTCCTGTTCGGGTGTCATGATTTCTGCCTAGCAAATGGCCGGAAGCTGAGACAAAGAGCCTGAGAGCCATCATACACATCCTCTGACTTAAAACCAACGCCCCACTTCTTATACTCAGGGGAATCCGCACCATATAGCTTGAATCCAATATATCCGGTCCTAGCTAAGAAAGGCCACTTCCACATAATGAATGGAAGAATAGGAAGTGAGCAATAGGTGCGCCAAACGCGCTTAGGATAAGGAGGTGTGAACCAATTGCCTCCACCTATCTGTACTGGATCACATATATCACCAGAGTAGATTCTGATAGCAAATCGACGCTCACCTTTAGCCAGTGTTGGATCATCCAGTGGCCTCTCTGGATCATTACGGTAATGGCAAGTTACTTTCATACCAAGCGTACTTTCACTGTACCTGTAGTATGGTATAAGCCTCCGACTGGGATACCCGCTACGGCTGCTGCGGCATCATTGGCGTAAGAAGTAGTAGGGACACCTGATTGAATTCCTGTTGCACCTACCTTAACTTTATCAACACCCCCAATCTGAATAGTACCGGATAAGCCATCTACTGCTGCTACGAGAG